GCATTAGGCAATTCTAGCGAGTAGGTTGCTCCCGCACTGTGCGCGGGGCCTTTTAACGTAACGCCATGACTATTTTGTTCACAATTAAATCTAATAGCACCTGCATTGGTGGCACCCATTAGCTCTACATAACCAGTACCGGCAGGCATAAGCTTAACGTTTCCGTTAGTATCAGTAGCAGTCAGAGAGTTACCATCTAACGTCAGATTGTCGATAGTAAGAACACCTGTTAGCGTGGGGCTAGTGTTAAGAACAATGCTTCCAGTTCCTGTTACACCTGTTCCTGCAATTGTAACGTTACTTAGGGCAACTCCAGCAATAGTTCCCCCAGTTATTGCTACTGCACCCGCGCCTTGCGTTGCCATTGTGTCCAAACCAAGGTTAGTTCGGGCAGTAGGAGCATCACTAGCTCCTGTACCACCGTCTGCAACTTGTAGGTCTGCATTACCAAAAAGATTGGTTCTAGCGCCTAGTTGTTTAGACGCAGTATCTAGTTCCGAAAACGCATTGGTAATAACAAAAGATGTGCCAGAATTTATGGCCTCAATCGTTTTTCCCAAAAACACTAGGTCTTTAGCAGCTGTCGCTGAATCTGCGGCTAAACTCTGTGCCTTTGTGTCTATTGCTGTAATTAAATTTGTAAAATCAGCCATTTTTTATATTCTCCACTTAGATAATTCCTAATTCCAATACTACCTCATCTTCGAGGTCTGTAATTTTTTTGCCCAAAGAGCGTATCTGCTTCTGTTTTGCTGTAATGATTTGCACTCAGAAAGTTGCCATAACTAATGATAGAAATAGTATCTGAGGCGGAGGCAGAAGACGCTAGGACAATACTGGTTCCAGAAGAAGCAGTAAAAGCACTAGGAACTAGTCTCTGACCGTTTTTAAACACATCCAGAAAGCCCGGATCATAGATGCAAGGAAATGTAGTAGAACTGCCACTATAAAGTCCCGCAGCCGTGTTTTGATTTGTTCCAACAATAAATTCAAATCGGTTGGATGTTCCGTTAACACTTGAGTTAACGTTTATAAAACCACCAGGAGTGTTAACTTTGAGTAGAGAATTGGTACTGTCGTACCATAAATCCCCATCGCCAACATTGCTAGTAGTCGGTTCATTCGCACTTACAAAATAAGTGTCAAAAAAGTTTCCTACGGCTGTATTAGCCGCCGCCGCTAAGTTTGCATAATGCTTGGCAGAAAAGTCTATACCACCAACTGGTGAACCTGTTTGAGTAGCCCAACTTTGAGCTTCGGTTGCTGAGTTCGCTGAGTTAGTTTCTGATACAAGGGCTGCTGCTGCCGAAACCGCTGCATTATTACCGTTAGTTAGAATAGCATCTACATAAGCTTTTGTAGTCGCATCAGTATTTGCTGTTGGTGTGCCAAGATCAGTAATCTTGTTATTGGTCATGGAAATGGCACCACTTAGTGTACCACCAGCCAACGGCAATTTCAAATCTACATACGTTTTATTTGCGCTATCACTACCCGCTGTTGGAGTAGCCAAATTGGTTATTTTCTGAGTGCCCATGTCGATGGCACCACTCATAGTACCGCCTGCTAAATTTAGCTTAGTTCCAAGGGCAGTGGTCATCGTAGATGCGAATGATGAGTCATCTCCCAGAGATGCGGCCAATTCATTCAAGGTATCGAGAGTGGCTGGAGCAGAATCTACAAGATTTGCTAGGCTAGAATCCACATAAAGCTTTGTTGCTGCGTCATTATTATTCGTGGGTGCAGTAAGGTTTGTAATCGTGGAAGCAGACCCTACGTCCATGTCCAGATTGCCAGCTATAACTACGTTGTTAAAGTTACTTGTGCCTGTTGAAGTTACATCACCAGAAACTGGGCCAGTATGCGTTCCTGCTGAGTTTCCAGTAATGCTCCCAGTAACGTTGCCCGTCAACGGCCCAATAAAGTTGGTATTGGCTGTAATTACTGTACCAGTAACGGTTGAGGGTGTTGTGGCTCCAATCGGAGTGTTGTCTATCGTACCACTGTTAATAGCTATCGTGGCACCGATACTTACAGCACCAGTAGTGGTAAGGTTGTTGATCGTTGCCGTACCACCTATCGTGGCGTTTGCTGTTGTAGCTATGTTGTCGGCAAAAATGGAGTCAATGTTTCCAATTCCATCTACATACAAATCTTTGAATTGTAGAGAGCCAGAACCTAGATCAACGGTATTCGTAATCTTAGGTGTGATAACATTGGTAGAAGGTATTAGGACTATCTCTGACCATTGAGCCGCAGAGGTAGAACTGTCAGTACATATGTGTGCTCGATCTGTTGTAGTATTTAGCCAAAGGGAACCAACGGAGTATCCATTAGAGAAATCATCAGTTGCTTGGGGGTCTGTGGTTGCTGTATTGTTATTTCTGCCATTTACACCACCATTTAGCGCAGGCAAGAACCCACTTATAGACGTTGTAAGAGATATCTGAGGGCCATCCCCAGTTGATCCAGTGTGTGCGTGTCCAGTAGTACCGTGAAAGGCACTTTGAAGTTTATTAAATTCAGCATTAAGTGGCGGCGCAGTAATATTTGCACCGTTAATGATGTCTGCGATACTCTGTCTAGTATAACCTGCCATATTATAATCTTCCTGCTACTGAAAATTCAAAAACTAAACCTTGAATCGAGTAGGGTTCAAATTTACCAAGGGTGACGTAAGTAACCTGAGTTGCGTAGCCACTCCCTTGAATATCTGTTCTCATTATGGGTGCGTCAGAACCCCCGTAAGATACCCCTGCAGAGGCGTAGTTTATATTTAACCCTCTATAGGTCACTGGTGCGCCAGAGCTTGTTTCTAGATACGAACCGGGCTTTGCAGACCGTTGATCGTACCAATCGTAATTTATCGCAATGTTCATATCCAACGGGCCTTCACATCGAATGAAGGTGTTCAGTTTTCGCATGTCTTTGCGTACTTCAGTTTCCCCAAAATCAAAAAATGGGCTTGCATAAATTGCTAGGATGTCATTGCCACCAAAGTCCGTTCCACGTTCTTGCTGATAGACTTTCCCATCATAATCGCCATGAAGAACAACTTCTTCATTATTTATATATTGACTGCAGGCGGCAGAGGCTCGAATTCCCAGTGTTTCTCCAAACTCCCACCCTAGTCTTTGGTCTGCACTTCTGAGGGCGCCAATAATACCAAAACTGTCTTCTGCATCTGCTATTGTGGGGGGCTGTATAAAATATCTAATTTGACTTTTAGATCGGAGTACAACACCAACAATACTATTTAAATCATAGTTGGCTGGTAGTTGTGTAAGGAGTTGTTGTATTGGCTTAGAAATAGTTTCTAGCTCTACATCTCCTATGCGACTTGTTCCTGCAACTGGTCTAATTCCATCTGGTGCAAGAAATATTAAATCACCCCCGATTTCTAACACAGAATCTCGAGCAATACAACCCACATTGTTTGTAACTTGCTCTATGACAAAACCTGCAGTAACGTCTACAATTACTTTTTTTATAGCATTAGTGCCAAAGAAAAATAGGTTGTCTCTAAAGGCTCTAAAATCAACTACATCAAATCCAGGAAGAAGCTGAACGCCACCTGTTTGAACTCCACCAGAACTTGCAGCAACAAAATCATAAGGGTTTGAAGCAGAAGAGTGACACACCACCGAGGCGTTAGTTGCATCCCCACTTAAAAATAAATGGTTTTTAAAAACATCGACAATGGCAGGGAAATTTAAACATTGATTTCCACCCGCGCCTAACGCCTTTGTTCCACCTCCACTACTGGTTAATTCAACCCAATCTACACCATCGTAAATGAGGGCAGGATTTGCACCATCAACAAAACATGCTGAGTTTCCTGCACCAAAGTTAAATGTTGTGTCTCTAACTTTTGTTATTGGTGTAACTTGATTTAAAACAGAAGCTCTTCTAGCCGTTGTTCCTAAAACAGTATTGATTAAATTTATCTTCTGCCAACCTGTTGCGTAGTAGTAAAAGCAATATTCTTGTGGGTCTATTTCAACAATATCTCCCACATTTAAAGGTGTGGTAAATGTTACTTGATTGCCCGATACAGAAAAATCTGAACCTAAAAACTTTCTAGTCGAAATTGCAGATCCACTAGGTGTTATATACGCCCATGTGTTGTTCGCTACAGGCAAATCCATAGTTCTTACATTAACATCTGACCCAGAAAAAACTGTTTGCCCTGCCGTAGCAATATATTTAAATTTCTTTACTTTTCTTGCGGCTAATAAAAAGTCTGTTTTTAATACGTCATCTCTAAAAAAGGATAAGGACATAATCTGTCCTTCACCATTTACTGGATCAACTTCTTGGTAAAGACTGTTGTATGTTGTGTAGCCCTCAAGTCTTCTATAGCCACCAAAAAGACTAGGCTCATAGTTGACTAGGCGAACCGCACTTCCGGGGGCTTCTTCAGACAAATCTAGATGATTTTCGTTAGAGTTTAACCCACCCTTGCAGACCACTTTAAAACTTTCAATTTGATCTGGCATCTAGAAATAAGACCTCACTATTCTAACTGTTCTTGTGTCTCGTATAGTTTCATACTTGTTGATCAGAATAGATTGCATTTCTTTAATGCCTTGCTGAAATATTTGAAGCTGAAGTCCGGCGCTTTCTGCATTATCTCTAAACAAGTAAACTTGATACAAAGCCCCATCGATAATGATATGATCGTAGGTGTCTGGAATTCTTGTTATATCTAGAGCATTAGCTAAATCAGCGTGATTAATATAATATCTGTACTTAACGGTATATGCTTGGTTTGGGGATGGGGTTATGATGAACCCATTACCGTGTCCTGGCATGATGTTAGTTGGAATACCTATTCCAGCGGCTCCAGAAGCATCATCCGTATCTTTTCCGAGCTTATAATAGAGATCTCTAGAAGTTAAAGTAAGGTGTGTATATCCAACACCCAAACTTGCATTTTCTTGTAATTGAAAACTGTTCCAATCTACGCTCTTAAAATAGATTGGCCAATTATATTCTTCCTGACCGACTGTTATAATTTGAGTATGTAATGTGGCATTGAAAGGCCACTCAAACTCTGCACTATTAATTTTTGCAATAGAATTTTTAATTGCATCTTTTGCCAAGGCTTGTACGCCTCGACAACTTGAGAATTCTGACTCGGCTATTTCCACTTCGTTAAGTCTGCGAAGCAACTGATTAGTCAAATCCAAGAATGTGGAAGCCATATATAAATCCTACTAAAAAAAAGGGGAACCTCCCGAAAGAAGCCCCCCTAACTTTCATTAAGCTACGTTATAGTTCGCAGTAATGAGTGCCTCTGGACGCAGAATCTTGCGGCCATAGAGCTGCATTCCGCGACAGATGTCTGCAAATGAAGCAGTGTCACGGTAAGTTTCAACTTTGTTGAGTTGCTGCGCTGTTGCTACTGCACTGTTATGTCCAGCACAAATCACTCCAAAGTTAGTCTCAGAACCCGTACTCAAAACGGTGCCAGCACCAGTGCCAACGTAAGGAAGATTATTTGACTTGTAGACTCGGAAGCCACGAACCAAACCATCACCTACACGGCCATTGCGAATTTCTTCGCCACCACCGAAATCGGCTGAAACGAATTTTGAGTTCTCGTCGAGGAGCATCTCAAAAAACACTGGGTCGGCAACGAGCCAACGATCCGCTGTATCAACGTTAGCTTCATCCATCTTACGAGCAATACGGTTCATAATCTCTAGTGGGGAAGTAATACCACCCGCACCACCGCCTGCTGCAACAGGGATAGAAGTAACTTCGCCAGCCACACCAAGGTCAGATCCGCCAAACGTACTAATATCCATCTGATTTGAATCAAGCAATTCATCTGCGCCAGCGTTAGAATCTGCTTTAGTGCCATTAGCGGCTGTGCGGCGTATCCAAGCATTAGAGCTATTAAGCTCCCACCCAGATAAGTAGCC